GAAGCCGTCGCAAATAGCCTTGCAAAGGCTTATGACGGAAACACCGCAGCATTGGGCAAACTGGGCATTGGTTTATCAGCTGCTGAATTGAAAACAATGTCATTCGATCAGGTGCAAACAAAACTTTCAGAATTATTTGGTGGCGCAGCCGCTGCAAATGCTGAAACATACGCAGGCAAAATTGCACGTGTTCAAATTGCATTTGACGAAGCAAAGGAAACGCTAGGCACAGCACTGCTGCCAATCCTTGACAAATTCTTGCAATTTATAAACAAAAACGCATTGCCAGCGATTGAAGCATTTACCAGTGCGTTCAGTTTGACCGGTACGGACGGGTTTGGAAAAACAATCAGTGAAGTCGGCGCAGTCGTTAGGGATACAGTCCAACCAATTTTTGAAGGTATCAAAAGTGTTTTTGATCGTGTCAAAACTGCAATTAAAAACAACAAAGATGAATTTGAATCATTTGCTGAAGTCATTGCGTTTGTTGCCCCAATACTTGGAAAAGTAATTGGAACGGCATTTGAAAACGCTGGCAAAATTGCAAGCATTGCAATCAACATCATTGGCAAAGTAATGTCAGCGATCAAACCATTGTTGAACATGTACATTGAAGGAATCAACCTAATCATTCGAGGAATTAACCTAGTCAAGGTTGGTCCCGACATTGCGTTTATTCCCAAAATTGGTGATACGTCAGTGGCAACACCAGGTGCTTCAGGGTTTAGCGGCACAATGCCAGGTGGCGGCAGTTTCACAACAGGCGGCGAAACAGCAGGCACAGGTGGAGGCGGTGCGGGTAACAAGATCACAACCAGCACGTTCACGGGTGGTACAAGCGGTGGCAGTACAGGTGGTACTGGAAGCACGGGAACAAAACCAAAAATTGTTGTACCTGTAATTGACCCTGCACGTTTAGGCATGACTTCAGGCGGTGTACGTCCGCAAGACGTATTTGATCCAAACCGCGTCGGCATGACTTCAGGAGGCACAACGATCAACGTGACCGTGAATGGTGCGATAGACAAGGAAGGCACTGCCCGAACAATTGTGGACACGCTAAACAATTCGTTTTATCGCGGTACAGGCGGCGCGGGTAACCTGGTCACAGCATGACCCAATGGAATCCAGTCTGGAAGGTTGAACTAGACGGCGTTGAATACACAAACGCAGTTTTGGCAAACCTTTCAATTCGCAGCGGTCGCACCAACATTTATGAGCAGGCGCAGGCAGGTTACGTCAACCTTCAGCTGCTGGACGTTTCACAGGAAACAATTCCCGTTTCAATAAATTCAACTATCAGCGTTTCCATTCAAGACACGTCAGCGACTTTTGTGCCTATTTTTGGCGGCAACGTGGTGGACATTGGGTTGGAAGTGCTGGACGTAGGTTCAACGTTATTTACGCAAACCTATTCGATCACCGCACTTGGCGCATTGGCACGTTTGCCCAAGGCATTGACCAACGGCGTACTTTCAAAAGATTTCGACGGGAATCAAATTGAAACGATTCTTTTGGAAGTTTTGTATAATTCTTGGGCTGAGGTTGCAGGTGCGCTTACGTGGGCAACATACACGCCAGCGACGACAACATGGGCAAACGCCGAAAACAACGGGTTGGGTGAAATAGATACACCAGGAAATTATGAATTGGCGGCTAGACAATCAAACCGAACAGACGTTTATTCACTGGTTTCAGCATTGGCAACGTCTGGGCTGGGATACATTTATGAGGACGCACAGGGTCGAATCGGATACGCCGACAGCACCCACCGCACACAATACTTGTCAACAAACGGTTACGTTGACCTTGACGGAAATCAAGCGCGTGCAGCAGGTTTGCGAATTGAAACCCGCGTGGGCGACGTTCGAAATAGCCTAACGATCAAATACAACGCAACCAGCAGCGCCGAGGAATCGGCAAGCGACGCCGCTTCAATTTCGGACTACGGCAAACTTTCGCAAATCATCACGACGACGCTGCACAATTCAGCTGACGCGCTGGCACAGGCAAATTTCTATTTATCACTACGCGCAACACCTCAGCCCATTTTTAGCCAAATTACGTTCGACTTAACAAACCCTGAAATTGACAATTCGGATCGCGATAATTTGTTGAACATTTTTATGGGCGAGGCAATTTCGATCAACAATTTGCCAGAAAACATGGGGTCAATTTTTCAGGGTTTTGTTGAAGGCTGGTCGTTTCAGGCTTCCTACAATCAACTTTCCATTTCGTTACTTTTGACCCCTACTGCCTATTCACTGCAAGCCCTGTCGTGGAAAGACATTTCTAACACTTACACTTGGTCGGGCGTGTCGCCAACGCTTGACTGGGCGCGTGCAACAATTATCACTTAACGAAAGGAAACCCAATTGGCAAATCCCACAACAAATTATGGTTTTGTGCTTCCAACGTCAAGCGACTTGGTTACAGACCTTCCAGCAGATTTTGAGGTTGCGTTGCAAGGCGTTGACACACGGCTGAAGGCATTGCAACCAGGCACAACGCTTGGCGATCTTGCTTATTCGTCCGCAACTGCAAACACAAACACACGTTTGCCAATTGGAACAACAGGTCAGGTTTTAGCAGTTTCAGGTGGTGTGCCAGCGTGGATCGACCCCGACAACATTGCGTCAACGTATTCAGCAAAAACCGCTTCATACACTTTTGCTTCAGGCGACGAAGGCAACATTTTTAGCATGAACAATGCTGCAACGCAGCAATTCAACATTCCAACAGACGCCACATTCAATTTTGCAATAGGTACAGAAATTAACGTTTTTTGGATCACTGGTGCAGGTCAGCCCACAATTGGGGCAGTGACACCAGGAACGACAACAGTGATTTCAACTGGTAACACAAGCGCGACACCGAAATTGCGTGTTGTGAATAGCGGCGCAACCTGCAAAAAACTAGCTGCTAATTCATGGATCGTTTTTGGAGACTTAGCGTAATGTCACCAATGCTGGGGATCATGGCGTCAGCGGGCAAAAAAACCGTAACAGGTGGAACGCTGACTTCGGACGCGACTTATTATTACCGCACATTTACGGGAACGGGATCGTTGACCGTAACTGGCACACCATTGACCGTTGACATTCTTACAATTGCAGGCGGTGGTGGTGGTGGTTTTCAACGCGGCGGCGGCGGCGGTGCAGGTGGTGTATTACTTCAAAGCAGTCAATCACTTTACAATTCAACCTACACCGTGACAATTGGCGGCGGCGGTGCAGGTGATACTTCAGGAACAAATTCACAATTTGGTGCGCTAACGGCTGCCGTTGGTGGTGGTCGTGGTGGTCAGGGAAACACAACAGGGTTCAACGGTGCTAACGGTGGTTCGGGCGGCGGCGGTGGCGTTAACTTCAATACAGGATCAGCAACAGGCGGCACGGCTACATCTGGTCAAGGTTCTAATGGTGGTACAACCACATTTAGTGGAATAGACCCTTCAGCGGGTTCAGGCGGCGGTGGCGCAGGTGGGGTCGGCGCAAGCATCACAAATTCATCTAGTGTCGGTGGCGCAGGCGGTGCAGGGATAAACACTTATTCATCATGGTTATCTGTCGTCGGTTTAGGTGTATCTGGATTCATTGCAGGCGGTGGCGGTGGCGGCGCATGGCAAGGTACAGGCGGTGCAGGCGGTTCAGGCGGCGGTGGCGCAGGATCAGGTAACACAGGACCAGGTCCTGTACCCCCAGCGACTGGACCATTTGCAGGAAACCCAGCAACAGCAACAACAGGTTCAGGCGGCGGTGGCGGTTCTAACGCTGGCGCAGGCGGTGCAGGTGCAGGTGGTTTTGTTATCGTTCGCTATACACGCACACAGGTAGGTGGATAATGGCGCACTTCGCTGAAATAGACGAAAACAAAATCGTTGTAAGAGTTTTGGTCGTTGATAATGAACACGAAAACGACGGACAAAATTATCTGGCAAATGAATTGGGTTTGGGTGGCACATGGGTTCAGACTTCATACAATGCAAATTTTCGAGGTAATTACGCAGGCATTGGTTTTACTTACGACGAAAACCTTGACATTTTTATTGCACCAAAATGCCATGGTGAGGCGATTTTGAATGAAACAACTGCGCAATGGAATTGCGAGAATGAGGCACACAATGTCATTTCCTACTAACACTAGCGCACGACTTATCGAAGTCGCAGCAGCTGAAGTCGGCACAATTGAGGAAGGCGACAACCTCACCAAATACGGCAAATTTACAAAGGCTGACGGTTTGCCATGGTGCGGATCATTTGTGAATTGGTGTGCAGCACAGGCAGGCGTCAAAATTCATTCAGTCGTTAGCACTGCAATTGGCGCGCATAAATTCAAGGAAATCAACCGCTGGTCATTTATTCCACAATTGGGTTACATAGCGTTTATGGACTTTCCACATGACGGCGTTGATCGCATTTCACATGTTGGCATTGTTGTTGGGTTAATTGACGACAAGCAGTGCATAACAATTGAAGGCAACACCAGCGGCACAGGCGACCAACGCAACGGCGGCATGGTCATGGTCAAGGTTCGAAACATTGGCAAGGAAATTGTCGGATTTGGTATTCCAAAATTTGCCCCATACCAGGGCGAATACCCAATCGTTGAAATGCCAAAGGTGGCAGCAAAACCAACAAAGGAGACAAAAAAATGGACAAAGCCAAAGCCCTAGCCGCGTCATGGGCGCGGTCATTCATGGCAGCAGCCCTAGCCCTTTACATGGCGGGCGTGACTGATCCAAAGACGCTTGCAATGGCAGGCGTTGCAGCGGTTGCACCAGTGATTTTGCGCTGGTTAAACCCTAGCGACAAGAGTTTCGGGTTAACGGGGAAATAGCCCGAAAAGCCGCGGCGATAGCCTTAGCACTGGGGTCAGTGTTGGGGCTATCTGCTTGCGGTTATCAGGGGTGGATTCGTTATGAATGTCAAGAATTTGAAAACTGGTCAAAACCAGAATGTCAAAAACCGCAATGCGTCCCCACTGGAACATGCACTGACGACATTCTTGGCATTGAAACAGGATAAGCCAACACGACGCAAAAGCCCTGAGGAAATCCACGCCCAGCTGATTTTGATCATTGGATCAACTTTGGCACTGGTTTTCCTTATTGTCACTTTAGGAATTACTTATGCGCTGATTTTTGTGACGCAGCCAATTGGCAACCAAGCCCCTAACGACGCAGCGTTTATTGACTTATTGAAAACGTTGGCAATTTTCTTGACTGGATCACTGGGTGGCGTACTGGCAGGCAATGGACTGAAATCCAAGCCAAAGCCCGCAGACACGCCGACAAACACGCAAGGTTCTTGACCGCGCGGCGATCATGCTTCACCCTTGGTTCAGGTGGTAGTCCTATCACCAAGAATCGGGAGAAATAGAAATGGTACTTGACTTAACTGACCCAGCCACATTGGGTCGTTTGACGTTGCTGATGATCTTGCTAGTTATGGCAGCAGCAGTGGGTTACGCAAAAGGCTTCAAAGACGGTCACCGCGAAGGCTGGGCTAGACGACGTGCATTTGAACGTCATGTCTCACGTAAGGCGGTCAAATAATGGGTTTCCTAGATAACTACGAAGCAAGCCTGGCACGTTTGACCCGCTGGAATACAACCTACCCAATGGGCAGAATTGAAACACGAATCGTTGAATTCAGTGCCGAAAAGGGATACGTACTTGTTGAAGCAAAAGCGTATCGCCACTATGACGACATTGTGCCAGCAGGTACGGATTTCGCTTATGGTTTCGTAAGTGCTTACCAACCAAACATGAAACGTTGGTTTGTTGAGGACACAGTAACCAGTGCGATTATGCGCGTTCAACAATTGGTTATGGGCGGGGCTGAACGATCAACCCGCGAAGTCATGGAACAGGTTGAAAATACATCAACAACGGTTGCAATGCGAAAGGCAAATGCAGTTGCAGCAGATCAGGACTATTGGACAACCAAATTTGGTGACGTGCCGAGTTACAAATCAGCTGCTGAAGCCGAAAATTCTGGCGTTCCTTCATTTGGATCAAGCCTTGACGAAATTGCAAAACAATTGGGTGGCACATTGGTCGAGGAAGCACCGCAATGCAAACATGGGCACATGGTTTGGAAGCGATCACATGACGGCGCGCCAAAAACATGGGCTGGGTATTTCTGCACTGAACGCACAAAGGCAACCCAATGCACCCCGCGCTGGTACGTGTTAAGCAGCGACGGCAAATTTAAGCCGCAGGTATAAACATGGGCGACTTTGTGGAAATTATTTATCCGCAATCTATGACCGCAAAACTATTGGAAAATGGTGAAGTGGTTGCAGAATACAAAATCGAACAATGCGATAAGTGTTCGAAATTAAAAAAATGGGACGCGTTTGGATACCAAACTGGATACGACTTACGCGAAAAGGTCATTTGGTTTTGTGCGGTGTGCAGGTGAAAATGACACTGACGCATGACGAACAAATGATCTGCATGCTATCTGCAATCAAATGGGAAACAGAAACACACAAAGGTATTGACAACCCGCAGCGGTATCAAAAGGATTTGACAACCTATGAATACTTAACCGAAACGGCTGAAGCCATTGGTAGTGAATGGGTTGTGGCAAAGTATTTTGATCTCCCATTCGACCCTTATGAACAGAAATTGAAACATAAGGCAGACGTGGGAAATGCCATTGAAGTACGGTGGACAAAATACGTTGCAGGTCAGCTGATCGTCCATGAATACGACCGCCCCAATGACATTGCAGTCCTTGTCACCGGTCAAGCACCACATTATTTCATTGCTGGGTGGATACCAATCGCCATGGCACAACGTCCCAAATACCGTCATTCCAAACAACCTAATTGGTGGGTGACACAAATTAACCTTCAGCCGATTGAGAATTTGAGGAGATCAACCTATGGACACAGTGCAATTTGAATGTCGCAAATGCAAAAAGGTAACAAAGCAGCTAATTCACAAGATAACCGACTTACTGCCGCCAGGTGTGGAAACGATCCAATGCACAGTGTGCAGTTGCATGACAGTTGCACAGGTCGGTCAATGATTACCGTGTTAATGGGCATACCAGGGGCAGGCAAATCCACATGGGTGCGAAACAACAAAACTGGGTTTGAACACGTTTTCAATACTGAGGCGATACGAATCAACCGCGAATTAGACATGGCAGCGTTTATGAATTTGCAACGTCATAAAGCGATTTTGGCGGTTGAATCAGGCAAAGATTTAATTGCTGACGGTACACACACAATAAAGGCACATAGGCAGGTTTGGTTAAATTTGGCTGAACGCTTGGGCATTGAAACAAAACTGGTTGTGTTCAACACACAATTACACATTTGCATGGAAGTGCAAAAGGAACGTGAATTCCCAGCCCCCATGAAGGTTGTGCGCGATCATCATCACCGTTTGCAATTAGCCAAACTACAAATTAAGCGTGAGGGGTGGGGTTCAATTGAAATCATCACACGTTGAGACTTATCCACAGGCGTTATGCACAGGGGTGCAAAACCTGTGGGACACGCCCAAGCCTATGCGTAAGTTATTCAGATCATTGACATGCACGATACGATTACTTCGCGAGAAGCGAACCGCCACCGCGGTTAGTTCGCTGAAGCGCAGTAAGCGTTTGTGGGCGAGTATTGCCATTTTGGCGGTTACTTCGACAACAGGGATACACAACGCACATTCATCAAACTATTCAATAGATCAGCTAAAAGTCTATGCACATTCAAGGATAGTGAATTACAAGGAATTCCAATGCTTTAACAAGATCATCACAAAGGAATCGCGTTGGTCGTATTTAGCCCGCAATGGTTCGCACTATGGGTTAGGGCAAATGCGAAGCACCTGGTATCGCGATCTTGATCCATACAGACAGATAGACGCAACAATCAAATACAACAAGGCACGACATTTAGGGCATTGCAAGGCATGGGCATTTCATTTGAAACATGGGTGGTACTGATGACCAGTGCATTGAATAACAATGGATCGACAACCAAATGGCGAAAGATACGTCAAAGAATTCTGCAACGTGACGGCTATACGTGCCAGGCGTGTGGTGCTGACGGCAACCATGTCGATCACATAGTGCCACGAAACCTATTTGGTGAGGGAAATGCCGATAATGATTCAAACCTTCAAACCTTGTGCAAAAACTGCAATCTACGCAAGGGGGGTAGGTTTTTTAATACGGCTAGGACACCCCTGACCCTTCCGTGTTTCGTGCCCCCCCAAAACGATTCGAATGGGCTTGAAAAGCCTCCACAGGGGTCTGTAAGGCACGATAATGACTAAGCCGTCTCCAAATGACCTGAAAAAGCCTCGCAAGCGCGCTGTCAAGGACGCCCCTTTAATGGGTGTTTCTACGCCCAGAATTCACACGCCGCTGAACAATTTGCCCTCAAAGGGTCAGGAACTGATCGACTTAGCTGCCTCAATCGGGGTCGAACTTATGGACTGGCAAAAGTTTTATTTGATCCACAGCCACAAAATCAAGCCTGACGGACGCTGGGCGACGCCTATCAACGTTTGCGTTGTTGCCAGGCAGAATGGCAAAAGTTTTTTGCAGCAAATTAGAATTTTAGGCGGGCTTTTCCTATGGAATGAACCGCTGCAAATTGCTTCAGCCCATACGCTTGCCACTAGCCTTGAACAATTTCGTTCGCTGGTTTCGCTGATCGAATCAAACGACGTTTTAGCAAAACAGGTCAAGCGAATTCGCTGGGCGCACGGTGCTGAGGAAATCGAAACCCTGCACGGGACGCGTTTCATTGTGAAGGCAGGCGGGTCATCAGCCCGTGGCGTGTCACGACCTGAAACAGTCCACTTGGACGAATTGCGCGAAATGAAAGAATTGGAAACGTTTGCCAGTTTACGTTATACCCTCATGGCGGCGAGAAACCCCTTAGTCATGGCGTATACGAACGCGGGGGACGCTAGCAGTGTGGTGCTAAATGCCTTTCGCGAACGTGCGCTGGCAAAAATTGCAGGGGCAGACGACGAAATTGGGTATTTTGAATGGTCAGCACCGACGGACGAAATCAGCGTCGAAAATGCCAGACATTCAAACCCAGCCATGGGCAGGACGATCCACGCGGACAACGTACGAAGCGTTTTGAAAGACCCGCCAGACGTCGTGATGACTGAAGTGTTGTGCCGCTGGGTTGTGGCAATCAACAGCGCGGTCGACGCAGCCTCATGGGGCAATTGCCTGGACAAAACGGTCAACCTTGACCCTGAAAAAACAACCTGGTTAGCGGTCGATCTTTCACCAGATCGCCGTCATGCCAGTTTGGTTGGTGCGCAAAAATTAGGCGACGAAAATTTTGTGGTGAAACTGCTGCATACCTGGTCAAATGATTTGCAACTGGACGACAAAGCAATTGCCAATGAATTAGCAGATTACGCAAGGAAATACCCAACCGAATACGTGCTTTACAGCCGCAAAACCAGTGGCGCGGTTGCGGCGCGTTTAGCCCCAGCAGGAATTCCAGTTTTTGACATGGATCAGGCTTACCCGCAGGCATGCGACGAAATGTTGTCAGCGATTAACAGCGGTCGTTTGAAACACAGGGGACAACCGCAATTGTCGGAGGAAATTCTGGCAGCGGTGCAGTTACGTCGTGGCGACGGGGGTTGGGTTATTGGCAGGCGGGCGTCTCAGTCGGTCGTTTGCGGCGCAGTCGCCGTTGCCCTCGCGACACACTTCGCGACACGCCCAGACAATGATCTTGACATCATGGTTGGTTGATCGTATAAGCCTGCAAGAATTCGGACATGGGATTTACTGATCTATTCGCACGTAAGGCTGATACCGCCGTCACGGTTGAAGCCGCGCAGGTGGACGCAGCTGCTATTGCGCCGTATTACAGTGAAGTAGGAAATCTATTTCTATTCGGCGGAATAGTAACTGCCTCCCGCGCTGAAGCAATGTCAGTGCCAACCGTTGCACGTGCATTAGGAATTATCCAAACAATTGGATCACTACCAATGCACACACGCAATGAGGCAACAGGCGAGAAGGTCACACAGCCGCGCGTTATCAACCAACCTGATCCACGTATCCCAGGTGCAACATTCTGGGGCTGGATCATTTCAGATTTATTTTTCCACCCTGCTGCTTACGCATACGTTATGGAACGTTATGCAGACACAGGCAAAATTCGCGCAATGGAACGCATTGCACCTGAACGCGTAACAATTACAACAAACGGCATGGGTTACGAAATTGCTTCATACGCGATCGACGGTGCTTATGTCGATCCTGCGAATTTGGTTGTATTCAATAACACGCAGGAAGGTTTGCTAAGTCGTGCAGGTCGTACGATTAAAGCAGCCGCATCATTGGAACGTGCTGCAATGAATTTTGCAAACGAACCAATTCCACAAATGGTTTTGAAATCAAATGGCACATCATTGCCAGCAGATCGCGTTTCCAAATTGCTAAGTGCCTGGAAAACCGCGCGCGCGTCGCGAAGTACGGCATTTTTAAATGCTGACGTCACGTTGGAGACAATTGGATACGATCCACGCAATTTGCAGCTGAATGAAGCGCGCAATTACGTTTCGCTTGAATTATCACGTGCTTGCGGTTTGCCTGCATACTTCACCGATTCACAACAGTCTAGTTTTACGTATTCCAACGCATTGGATAAGCGTCGCGACCTTGTGGACTTCGCGTTTAGAAATTACATGTCAATTTTGGAACAGCGTTTATCTTTTCCTGACTTTACGCCAGCAGGTAACAAAGTTTTGTTTGACCTTGACGATTTCCTACGCGGCAACCCATACGAACGCGCGCAGGTTTATGAAATCTTAAATCGAATCGGCGCAATGTCGATCGAAGAAATACGCGAGGAAGAAGACATGCTGCTATGAAAAAAGTAATCACACCAATGAAAATTACGGCTGCTGATTCAAACAGTCGAACAATTTCCGGTCGCATTGTGACATTTGAGGAAACAGGCAACGCGTCAATTGGCAAAGTGCAATTTGCTGCTGGTTCGATTGAACCGACTGCCGTTTTGCTAAACCTTGAACATGATCGCACACGCAGAATTGGAAAAACTTTAGACACTGCAATTTCAGCTGACAATTCAGGAATTGACGCAACATTTAAGATCGCTGAGACAACTGCGGGCAACGACGCACTGGTTGAAGCCATGGAAGGTTTGCGTGACGGTTTCAGCGTTGAAGTTTCATTTGACGAATACGAAACATTGAAGGACGGGACAGTCAGAATTCTTGCAGGTGAATTGACAGCCGTTGCATTAACAAGCGAACCCGCAATTAGATCAGCCCGCGTTGAATCAGTCGCGGCAACTGAGGACGAACAGATTTCAGATTCGACAATCGAACCTGAAGCAACACCAACAGAAAAGGACGACGAAGTGGAACACA